TAACAGATCTACTGCGGATGGGTTAAAGTCTGGTTGATTTTGTGAACTATCAGGTGCTGCTGTTGCTGCTTCTCCAGAGTATCCTGCCGTTGTGTCTTGAGCGCCTGAAGAGGTATCATCATTGTTGCCAACAGCAGGGGTACTGACATCTTCAAAAAGACCGTCTCCCATCTGTGGGTTAACAGTAGAGTCTTCAGCGGTTTCTTCGACATCTTGACCAGAGTCTGTATCTGCCATTATTGCTATCCTTCTGTTATTGATTCATGGATGATTTTGTCGCCATCTTTTTCTATGATGGCATCGGCTTGTTTCTCAAAACTGGATGATTCATCCATCCAGTAACTTTTCTTGAGCAACTTCTCTTTTTCCTGCTCCTGCTTCCATGCCTCATGCTTATGATGCTCCGACAGCGACATGCCCTTCTCTTTCCATCCCGCTTCCTCATATCCCAATGCTCGGAGCTTTTCTTTTTTGTCATTGGCACTGGTATATATCAAACCTGTCTGAGGATCTGTATAGGGATATCCAGAATCGGAATACCCGACAATGTGCTCAGAGTAGTCTTGCTCCATACAAGCGCCACATTCGCATATGAGATACGGCGGTAAGGTTTTTAAGGAGAAGTACTGGTCACGCTTTTGGTGACCATTTGGACATTTGAAGTCATATATCGGCATTTACTGGAACCCCAGCTGTGCCATTGCTTGTTGCATAGCCTGTGGGGAAAGATCGCTACCTCCCATGCCGGCTTCCGGTTGACCACCTGCAAGCGCATCAAAACGAGGGTCCTGGGGAGCCTGTTGCTGTTGCATTCTTTGCTGTAACATCGTGATAAGCGCAGGAATGATCTCCGAAGGCAACTGAGCGATCAGTTCTTCTAGCCCCTCTGCTCCCTGCAATGCTCCCGAAACGTTCGCCTGTGGGCGCTGTTGCATCTCCTGCCCCAGTCTTTGCTCCAGGTCACCAACGCCACCCATCGTGTCGTACAACTCTTCTCTGCCTAATGGCATGATACTATCCTTTCTTAGCCTTTTTAGCTTTCTTGGCTTTTTTAGGAGGATTCAACTCAGATTGTAACGCTTCAACGTAGGTTGTAATACGCACAAGCGTCTCTGGAAAGACATTGGACTCTGAGCATAAGTTTTCGAGGTTCGCCTCATAATCAGCCTTGAGGTCTTCGAGATTCGGCATCGCACCTTCTCCTTTGTTTACTGGGCATTAATTTCTACATCTGCCTGTACAGCATTCGCCACGTTCTGTGCATTGCTTCTGACTGTTCCGATGAGATCGGTCGCCGTGCTGGATTCAGAAGGCAGGGATTGTCTTCCCGTACTTCCACCTTCCTGACTCATCAGTTCCTGATGTTGCTGATTGTGCTGATCGCGCAACTGTATAATCTGCTGTTGTTGCTGGGGAAGCAGTTGCTGGAATTCTGGAAGTTGATCGATCTTGTTGTGTATCTGTATATGCGTCTGGTGATCTTGACCGCTCTGCGGAGGAACCTCCGATCCGCGCACCAGATAGGCAGCATTTTCCACCTGGGCAAGCCCCGAAGCATCTGGGTTGATATCGGCACGAAGAAGCTTCTGGAAATTGACCTTTCTGTATGCCGATCCCAGCAATTTGACAACCTCTTTGCGGTTGACAGGAAAAGGCATGGCAATCAACCTGTCATATAAAGCTAAAGTATCATTACGCTCAAGCTCTTCATTCAATACCATCATAGATCCCGGATCGATCTCGACATCCCACCTGCCCTGAAACCACCACGACTCCATAACAGATGCCATGCGCGGTTCCCCATCTCTGTTGACAGATACGTAGAAATTTTCAGGAAGGAAGCGCCGATCACTGAACATATTAAACATGTTATTGACTGCCCACCGATACGCATCAGCAACGGGAACCTGCATCCATTCCCTGTTAACCTCTGTGGCAGAGGCTCTTATGGATGCTTCGGTCGCGGACCCTGAACCACCAGGCTCCACCTGTATGATCTCTGCCTCGTATCTTGCAGCATCTCTCTCTAACCCGATCTGATCACCGGGGGCGGCTCCGAAATCCAAAGGGATTAGTGCGTTCTGTGGGTTGTTGACCCATATCACTCCGGCATCATCTGTGCTGTTGACGTTCTCCGGCAGATTGGGATCTTGCTCCCTCTCTGCCTTATTACCCAGAACGATGCGCTTAAATCGCTTTAAAAGGTCCTGACGGCGTGACAGAGAGTCTATAATGATCTGCTCGACGCTTTCCTCATATGCCATCATCGGTACGCCCCAGAACGTATCAGAGAGGTCATAAGAGAGGGTGTAATACGGAAAGCCACCAGAGACAAGAAAACTGTTGGTGGGTCTCGCATCGATGAGCAGTTCTCGTCCCGTGAGTGGATCGATGGACATAACGGGATCGTGGCGAAGAAGGGGATGTGGGATGTCCTCAACTGGGTCTTCTATGTCATTGGCAAAGACGATGCGCTTGCGATGTGTCCTGTCATGGATTTCATGGAGTAAAACCATCTCGCTCAGGTTTTTTGCCGTGGCGACATGCCTGTCATCTTCAAATTCTTCATCACCACCGAGGAGAGACTCATTAAAAGACTCCTGCTGTGTTTTGGAAAGGGACTTGAACTGTCTTTTAAACTTATCGAAGCGGGGATCTTTGCGAACAAATTCCAGCGGTACGAGCATCTTCTCAATAACATATTGTGCAGCTGAGAAGTTATGTGGGGAGCATAGCGGATCAACGATGATGTTTCTCGCGCTCACCCATTGGATATATGGAAAATCTTCCTGCAAGTCATCACTGGCGACATATGGCGATACGGCATCTGCACCGGGAGGGTTGTAGCCGACCTTCAAAAAGCTCCTGAAGGTGAACAGTGCCTCGAACATGCACTGATGGACCTCTTTTTTCATCCCTGTAAGCTTCATCGCCTGTTCCGCTGCACGCTCCAGTGTCACCTCTGCATTTTTGTGCCTGTTAACGAGTTCCCCCTCGTCCATATGTATGAATATCCGGGGATAGTTGTATGCTACAGAGGCGATGAGCTTGCGAACAAGGGGATAAAACCGCGATACCCTGACGACATGCTCGTCTTTCATCCCTGCGACATGGAGATCGAGATTATAACGGGCATACAGGTCGTCCCAATCAGCCATTTTCTCTTTCATGAACGACTGCCCGTTTTTAAGAATCTTCTGCCACCTGTCTATCTCATTTTGTCTCATGTCATGCCCTTCGTCGCAATCTCAGTTGCTTTTCACCCACTTCACGTGCTGAAGTCAAGATATTGTCGCCATACATCATATCTCTCCTCTTCTTCGTATATACCGAAAAGCCGGGAGAGTATGTCGTGTCCAGGACCCTGCCGATCAGGCTCAATGCGTCTACAGCATCATCATGGTTGCCGTGCGGGAAGTGCAGCATCTCGTCGATAACGGCATCTGCCCACTTGCTATGCTTGGGGAAATACATCTTACCCATCGCCATACGACCGCGTATCGACTGCGCACGCTGTGCCTTGCTCTGTACTGACGGCAAGGAATCCACATCACAGTAAACACCGCGTTCTCCCATCATCTGTCGCAAAAAAGGACCGACACTTTTGTCTATCTGCCCCTTCTCACCAATCCACTGCACGGGCTTCCACTCCTTCATCATCGCTATCATCACCTCTACCCATTCGTAGGCATCTGCCTGTGCTCTGTAGCAGTCCAACACGTATATATCTTTATCCGCTGTGATGCCGAAGACCATATGCACCGTGTAATCGCCTCCCTTGTCGGTGACAGCGAAGTCACTGGTCGCATATATCGTCATATCTTCGGTAGGTGGGCGCTTGCCATACCTCTGTATCCACTCCACCTTGAAATAATCGCCCTCTTCAGGAGTCGGACGCTGCTGATACATCGCCGACCAGAATCGCGTGCCTCCCGAGGCTGTCAGCAACTGGCGCGTTTCCTCCAACTTCTCGATAGGATACCAGTCAGACCACAGCGCCTCACCAGGTTTCCTGCCTAAAACATCGCTGTCCTCTGCAATTGCCGGCAAGGTCAGCACATCCCACTGCTGACCGCCCTCCTCCATATCATCGAGAAGACGACCGCTCAGATCATCTTCATGCCACCGCGTCTGCACGACGACGATCCTACCCTCCGGTTGCAACCGCGTATATGCAACAGTCGCGAACCAGTCCCATATCTTATCGCGGATAAGCTCAGAATCTGCCTCTGCTGCATCTCTGACGGGATCATCGATGATGAAGAGGTCTGCTCCCCGCCCTGTGGTTGCTCCCTGAACACCAACAGCCATATATACGCCATCCCTGTTGGTGTGCCACCGATTAGATGCCTTGCTATCCTGCGCCAGAGACACTTCAGGAAAAACAGAAGAAAATTCCTCGTCAGATATCGTATTTCTGACCTTTCTGCCGAAATCTTCACTCAACCTGCCCGAATATGATGCCGTGATGATCTGTTTCGTCGGATTCCTGCCGATAAACCATGCGGGAAAGTAGATACTTGCCAGTGTGCTCTTGCCACTGCGCGGAGGCATAAAGATCATCAACCTTTTGATGTCTCCGCGCTCCACCGCCATCAACTTGTCAGCGATCAATCTATGGTGCTTGGCACACTCAAAATCAGGCATCGCCGTCTGTGCGAAGCTTATCAGGTCATCCTGCCCGGACTTCTGCCTGATATACCCCCGAAGCGTTTCGATCTGCTTTTGAAGGTCTGCAACAGTAGGTTGCTTATTCATTTGAATAACGACTTCACACGGTCAAGTGCGGATTTAGGTTCGCCAATCCACCCTTGCTCATTGCGCTTAAGTTCTTTCACGGAAACAGGACGAATAACATCTCGGTTAAAAATGATGATCTGTTCTGGATCTCCATATACTAAACCATCTTTCCCCATTCTACCACGCTGTGGCAAGATGACTCCATCTATGCCTTTTTCCTCTAATTTCGCGTACACCCTGTCAACTCTATCCATTCTCTCTTTAAAACCACGAACATAAGCTGTGGCATAGAAAAAGCCCGATGGGGGATCGATAAGGGCGGGTTAGGTACCCTGTCCCGATCCTAACCATCGGGCGACCATGACTGAACGTTTCCTACTAGTACTAGTAGTAGTAGTAGTAGTCATCAGCAATGCCTAGATCACACCATTTCCGCTTTCTTCATCGCCTGAGCCTGCTCAGTAAGAGAATCCAACTCCTCAAGCAAACTACTCACATCCACATTCTCCATCTTCATACCGGAAACATGGTGCTGTGTAACATGACTCGCCTTCAAACTCGGAAATGCCTTGTCCATAATCAACTTCATCGCCTGAACCTGCTCAGAAAAGGTCGGAACAGCACCATCTACCTCCACACCATTAGCGATTTCCACCAAACGACTGAAACCGTTCGTCGCCTCAGCAAAATAACTCTGCAAAGAGGTCACAGAACCGCTGTTGATGTAATCCTTCAACTGATTGCGCTGATGTACCTTCAAAGCTGGCATATCATTATTTCACCTTTATTCCACCAAATGCAAAAGATCGACTAGAGAAGGATATAATCCCGCCCTTCGACGCTCTTCGGCATCATCTGATCGCTCAGGAAGATACACCCCCAACACCTCCTCGATGCTACGAGGCTCCCTCTCCTGTTCAACCCACGGCTGATTTAGATTGGGCATGTTCCCACGAGTGATAAGATCAAAAATATCTCTTTCTGCATCCCCTACCGTAGGAATAGCCGCAGGAAACTCAGGAATCGCCCTGTGCATATCCACTAACCTGTCAACCAACTTTTTACCGACAGAGGCGAGACCCTGAGCAACTCTGGGAGCAGGACCCCCAAAAAAAGACAATGCGGCATCCCGCTCATTTCCCTGCAATAACCTGTTGAGGAACTCATCGCCAGTCTTCGGTGCCGACCGGTAAACATAAGGCATTTTTATTCCACCAACCCTTCAGAAGCCCCCTTAGTTAGTAAGCACTCACTTACACTATATACACTATATATACTGCCAAAGCAAGACCTTTATGCAATATAGAGGACATTCCAACCCCCATTACTGAATTCAATAGGCAACAGTACCATTAAGATTCGAGTCAAGATACATGGTTTTTTCGTATTATATTTCATTTGGACTGCCAAGGAAGAGAATGAATGTAATGATGAAATTCACGGCTAAAGGAAAGAGATGCCATACATTACAAAACACGCCAGAGAAAGATACATGGAGAGACATTTTGCTGTATCGGACCAGCATGCCCTAAGCCAACTAAAAGGATTGTTTGAGGTAGCAGAATACAATCATACCAAAACAAGTGGACTCAAGGTATACCGTGTTATGGATATTGACATGGTATATTGCGATTACAGTGATAGTGTTATTACGATATATTGAGAAAGGCAACGGGAAGTGATCACATAAAAAAATAACTCATCAATTACTTCTGTAGTGGTCACTCGGTGGGACACTTGCTGGTCACTTGGCGGGACATCTTGTGGGACACTGCCCTTTTTATTCATCACCCAACTGTCGTATTTTGCGATAGTTATGATCGAACCCTTGTGGGACATTTGGCGGGACTCTATGCGGGACGTTTGCTGGTCTCCCAGTGGGACACTTTTTAGGGCATCTAAGAGCGTCCTTACAACCCGTCCTGAAACTCGTTTATCAACCCATCAAGGACAAAGTTAATCTGTACCGGGGGGTAGGCTTTTTAAAATCGATTTCTATTTTGAACGAGATTCGCCGTGCGTACCGGCAAGTCGAAGCCGCGCGGAGTGAGCGCTTACTTACTTAAGTGTTTGCTAGTAAGCGCTCACTTATTTATTGGAGAGTAAGGACTTACTTACTTTAATCCGGGCAGCCTGTCTTCGAATCGGTCGTATACTTCTCCCACAAACAATCGGTATTTTTTAATTTCGTTTGCCAGGTCATTAAGAGCAGATTGCACATCCGGCTGCGTCATAAGGTCCGTCGGCTTGCACTCAAGTACCGTACATATTTTATGGACATTTTCTGATGTTACTGCTGACCCGGTAATAGCATTGTATAAAGTCCGACAAGATACTTCACTTTCGTTCGCTAATTCAGCTATGGAACGCCCTGTGCCGGTACATAGTCTTTTAAGATTTGGTATTTGGTATGCAATCAC